TGCTGCAGAGCTACCTCCGGGCTGACGCTGCGATACAAAGTGGTATTCTTCACTAAGTTTTCTCGCTAAACGTTCAATAAATTCAGACGATGAGTCATCCGCGACGTTAGTATCCATAACAACAAGGTCTTTAATAAGCCCGTAGTTCTTTACTACTTCATCGATAAATGACATACGTTCCGAGTCCTCTCTTAGTATACTAGCAAACTCGGAAGCCTTTTCTGTTTTAGCCTTGATATCGTCTGGGTCAATTTTAGATATTTCTACGTCGAACATATCCACGGCCCACTCATGGTTACGTGGAAAGTTTGCGTCGTCTGTTAGACATTCGTAAGCTTTCTCAAAACCCCAAGCTCTAATAGCTTCGTCGATATCAGTAATACGCGGGTCAGTATCTGTGGGCCATCGAAAAACACGATTAACGCACGCATTTTCTTTTAAGATATTGCGTGCCCACCCTAAACCTCCGGCGTCGTTATCGGGCATTGACCGGATATCCCTAAAGCCATACTCGGCGAGTAGGTCAACGTCGTCTTCCATATTGCCACCGGTGGCTACCATACATATATCGTCACGGCCCGCAGCAGCACTGTGCGCAAAGGTTGACAGCGCGTCCATCTCTCCTTCAACGGTATACAGCGGGTGCTTATCTAATTTACCAAGTAAATGTGGAAACGTATTCAGCCCGAAAAATCCAACATCGTTAGAATACGGGTCCTCAATAACATATATTTTCTTAGAGTTTGGTTTTCTTAATTTTATGCGACCGATAGTATCCGGCGCGATGAAGCAGAAAAACACTATCGACCCCTCAAATACTCTGTCGTTACCGGGTAACGCTAAGTAATCTTCGAGGTATTTTTGGGCCGGTTCTCTGAATTCTTTGTAACCTAAATCTTCTAATTGAAAAGATAGGCGTTCCCTAGTAGGGAATATTCCAACAGGCCATTGGTGCGCGGCGTCTTCTGGTAACTTACGTTGCCTAAGCCACGGTACAAGACCTGCTTTAGCCGCATACTCAAATTCAGGAGCATCAGGCGTTGCTAAAACTTTAGTAAACTCCATGTGCATGGCCGCGTACAGCGCGGCCTTAAGACTATTATTATCTTCTATTTGCTGGGCATTTTGTGTATACGTGGCAGGAAGCCTAATGTTAAAACGCTTCTTAATATCGCGTAACGCCCCAGCGTATCCTTTACCTGTCATGTCAGCATAAAATTGAACAGGGTTCCATTCGTGCTTCTTACAGCCGAAGCAGTGCGCTTTCCCCTGGTCTAGATAAACACGGAACGATGCGTCGGTCTCGGTGTGGTATGGGCAGAGACCCCTTATTTCATTGCCAGCTAACGTCCAGTTATTTTCTGACTTATATTCTTGTAATGCTGACAGCCAGTCGGCTGCTGTAATTTGACCCCAAATCTCTTTAAGTTTGCGGGGAGATAGACCTTCAGGTTTACGTTTTGCCACGGCTTTCCTCTGCTTTTATTTTTTAGATAGTGGGCATATATGTGTATAGTCACAGTATGAACAGTGCCATCCTTTACGTGTAGCTTTTGTAGTAACTTCTGTTGCACAGCGGTTGAGGTAATCGATGTACCAAGGAATATACTCATTTTTAATACGTCTAACTGAATCCATTTCTTTGGCCCAGATTATCTCTTCTGACTGTACATAGTGAAATGCAGTGTGTACGCCTTCAATTTCTGGAAACTTACACAATGCGGCGATAGAATAAAATCTTCGTTGTTTATCGTAACGCTCTAAGACTTTCTCTGTGTTACCCGCTTCTCCCGACTTATGATCTAAAATAATGAGATGTTTATCTGCACGCATGGCAACATCCCAAACTCCGCGGAAAAAAGCATCCTTGCCGAAATACTTAGTAGTCGAAAAATCGTGTGTAAAGCAAAAACGTCCTTCGACGAGTGTATCGTCTATTCCGTGTTTATCTCTATAAGCGTCCAAACGCTTAATAAAAGATTTAATATTATGCGTGTAACCCATGACATCTTCTATTTCCGGAGTAGTCAATTTTTCATTAACGACTGCACGGAACATCTCTTTTTTTATTTCGCTTATTGGTGCGCCTTTTAACAGCGACTCTAGTACTTGGTGGACAGCGCGACCTATTGCACCAGCAGAACTTCGTGGCGGAACTTTACCTCTAGAACGTGTTACGTATTTTAGGTCGAACGCGAAAGGACAGTTTTCTGCTAACCCAGCTTTGCTCATTGACCAAGGAGCATATTTACGGGCTAGTTCAGAAAGTTTAATGGGCATGTGTATTACCTCAGAGACAAAAACGCCCGGAGGTAGTCGGCTCCGGGCGTTTATTATTTAATTATAAATCGGTGAAATCACCCTTTGGTGTATTTTCGTCAGAAGGAGTTCCCACGTCATCATCTAAGTTATCAATAGCTTTACTGCTATCACTAATGCGCGAGCTTGCATCTTCTTTTAGTTGTACTCGTTGTTCTTGAAAAACGTCATGCAACGCTTTGCAAGTCGGATAAAATATCGGGTCACCGTTTTCAGCAAAAGAGGTACTAAGGGTATAGTACACTCCTTGGCCACCTTTAACTTCATCGGTGTCTAAATGGTATACGCGTTCAAAAGGTTTCTGCCCCGCATTACGGGATTGACGTAGAACTGCCGTCCCTGCCTTAGAGCTAGTTTTAGAGAACTGTAGGTGATACAGTTTACTAAAATCTAAACTCGCGGCGATGATGTTAACACTATTGTTACATTTTTGTTGCTGATTATCTTTCCATGGGCGGTCGGGACACTTAGAACAGTCGTCCCCGTAAATGCTAGTTTTACAGTCTTCGGAACGACAGTCAGGTTTCATGCTACCAGTAGGAAACCTAGCGCGATTTTCGTACGGGTACAACGGAATAAATTCTAGCGGTTTTGTAAAAATTTCACCAGTATCACTAGAGTATAAATCTCCATTGACTGCTGCTTTCGGAGCTATGGTTGTCATAGCTTGTTTAACTTTGACTACGGGGGGTCGATAGCGCAAGTCTTCCATCTCACCAAATCCTTCTTGTTTTGGATTTAATGTCTCAGCAAGCTGCATAATACCCGCGCTCTTTTCTGGGGGCAAAGCCTCAATCGCTGCTATTAAACTCTGCATAGCAGGAGTTACAGTGGCTATTGCTTTTTCTTCATTTTGTGTTATGAGTTCTTTAGATTCCTCTACTGCTTGATCTTTAGATTCTTCTACTACTTGGTCTTTTTTGGCCATGGTTCGCTCCTATTAAAAGTATTTGTAACTAACGGTGACAGGAATAGTAGGCCAATCTCCCAATAACCGTCAAGATGTTTATTCCAAAAAGACGTGGTAAAACACGTATTTCCGAGTGTATTACGTAATGATTGAATTTTTTACTTGATACGTACCATATGTTGTGTGACCATACGTGCGTTGTCACAATATATGGGAGCATAAACATGGAGAGCGTTACATACCGCCCAAAACAATTGTCCCACGATAGGTGTTTCCACCGTTATTACGACGAGGTAGGACACACTGAGACTCTAACACCTGAAGTAGAATACAAATACGCCGAGCGTTATGTTAAGTCGAGAAAAGCAAATAAAAAATCTAAACGAGCGAAAATAGACATATTGGCGCGTGATAAATTAATACACAACTGCTTACGTTCCGTAGTAAAAATAGCCACACAATTCTCCCGAGATGCCGATATCGCTAAAGACTTAATCTCAGCGGGAAACCTCGGTGTATTTCATGCACTAGAAAAATATGAGCTGAATAGAAATACACGTTTTCTTTCCTACGCTACCTACTGGATACAGTTTTACATCCGCGAAGAACTCGATAACGCAGACTTAATTTCAATGCCGCGCTGGCGACAAAAAGCCATCCGTAAAATCAAGCAGGTTAATACGCGATACATATCGCGCGAAGGAAGAAATGCTAAGGACGAAGAAATCTGCGCAGAGACAGAATTGTCATCAGTGCAGCTCGGACGTCTTCAGCAAGTAACACAATTACACTTTAGTACAATAGCTAGTCTCCTCTGCTACAGCCCTACCGACAACCAAGAAATTTTTAGACAAACACTAGACCAAGAAACAAAAGATGCTCTTGTCCAGTGTTTAAAAGTTCTTGGACCGAAGCAAAACTTTGTAGTGCGCGCATACTTTGGTATGGTTACTGACCCTATGTCCCTGCATCAAATAGCCAGAATAATAGGTGTCAGCTCTGAACGTGTGCGGCAGGTTAAAGTTGAAGCACTTAAACGATTGCGTAAGTTAGTATGTCAGGGGCTGCGAGTAAATAGTATGGATGAATTATGTTTGTGATTTTAGAATAATTTTTTAGTCATCTTACGTGACCAACTAATTCCACGTATCATTCCTTTACAATATTCTTGCTGCATTTTATTGTTACCATCTAACGCATTCTTTAGACGCGTGTCTACTTCACCCAAAGCTTGTGCCACTTCTTTTTCAGAGCGCACACCTGTTTTTTCTCCTACAGAAATAGGCCTGTCTGTACGCTCTTTTCCGCCACGATTTGAATTCTTCTTTTTGTCACCGTCAATGTTAGCTACGTAATCTTTAAAATCCGTGACAGGCATTTCTTTAGCCTCGACTAAAAGCTTTTCCTGCATGTCAGTATCGAGAACGCGCGCAATTTCTCGCGCATGTGTGGCAGTGATGCTACCGTCTTCTATCGCGTCCTGCACTTTTTCAGGAAGCTTAAGTAATTGGAGATGCTGCGATACCCAACCAATGGTCATATTTCTATCTTCGGCGAGTTCTTTACCAGTCATCTTATACTCTTCGGTACCAATTTGAAGTTCTCGTGCTACTTCCATCGCAGAAAGGTCTTTTCGTTTTGAATTTTCTGCTGCACGCCGGCGGTATATGTCTTTCTTGGATGTATTTTTGGGAAGGACATGTGCAGAAATTTGTTTACGCTTTAGTGCTCGGCAAGCTATAACACGTCGGTGCCCAAACACTAGCATATAGGGTTCTCCTTTACTACCAGGAATACGTGCGACTTCTACCGGTTGCAGCACTCCGCGTTTGTTGATGTCTTCTTTTAGGGAATCAATTTTAGTTTCCCATCCCAAATCTCGCGCGTTTTGGCCGTCCAACCAGATATCTTTTACACTAATATTTACGATATTAGCTGTTGGCTTTAGGCTCGTCATTGAATTTTTAACCCTCTTTTCCGTTGCGCCGTTTTTATTTTTGGAACTTGTTTTTGACATGCTGTCCCCTTAGTATTCTGTACCTCGGTCATGGTATTATTATTTTCAGCCACTGCTTTTTCAAAAACTTCTGCGTTAGAAACTATTGTAGGTATTTTATTTGAAATATGGTAGAGCTCGACTTTATCGAGGGGCTGCCCTTGTAAAAGCTTTCCTACTGCGTGGTAAAATTCTCGTCCGAAGTCATCCGGGTACTTACCGCTGTTGTGGTATGCTACCCATAAATTTGATATCCTATCGAAACGCGCGAGTAAATCACGCTGTACATTTAATACGCGGTCAGGAAGCATCTAAGAATCTCCGCTACTCAGTTTTTTCAAACGGTTCAGTCCCGCATGTTGGGCACTTAAATACGTACCCATGTCTTTCAACTTCTTGACCACATGTGGGACATTTAGGGTTATCGCAATCTTGTTGTGCCTCTTTTTTTAAATCTTCATCTTCACGAACGCCTAATTTCTCCATTACGCATCTCCAATAGATCTTTACGTGCTTCTTTGCACAGCTTAGAAACTTGAGCTAGTTTAACACGGATACGAGTTAGACCGACTTTTACGCGTCTATTTGCAGTCGAGATATCTTCGCTGTCTATCTCTTTAACTATTTGATAAATTTCACGTAAAGCTGCGGACTCAATACGGTGTAACTTAAGCGGACTTACCATACGTTTTGCCTTTCCCCCGGCATACTCGATAGTACCCGCAAAATTTTGGAGTACATCCCCACCCTGTGGGATCTGCCGGTAAAAATACGCCAAGGTTGATTGCCTCACCGACTCTATCGAAAATCTGAGATAACCACAAGTAATCTTTTTTAGTTCGTGTAGATTCTATTGTTTTTATTTTTGGGGTCTTTGTTTTTACGAAACAGTCAAATCGCACGCGGTTTGTTTGGCTTACTTTAGAGTATAAGGTAAGCTGCGGATCACTATCGGTTTCGCCCTGACTTTTAGAAGATTTAACCACCTTATGGTCAACTACTACGCGACCATTTAGTTGTCCAGGTTTATCTTCGTCTAGCAGATCAATGTAACCTAGTGCCGGGATATTATGCTTACCTATAGTCGTCCAGAATCGCTGTTCAACTCCAACCGGGTTTATAAGCGGCATATTGATGTTTCGGTAGTCATTTATAAAAACTGGTCCACGTTTCTCTATGGCGCTGGCTATCTGAGTTTCACCTTCTTCTCCCCAGTCTTCGACTTCTTTCTTTTTTTCTTTCCACGCACCATACCAGGCATCTTCCATAACGCTGGCAGGGGCAACTTTACCCGTATCCATTTTTTCGCGAAGTCCAACTTCGAGAGCTTTGTGTATCGAAGAACCTTCAACTAAAGTTACTCCGGGCGGACTAATCATGTCTTTAATATACCGCATTTCATATTGTAAACCGCAACGAATAAACATATTTACTTGCGATATGCTCAAATAACCTCTAGGAAATTGCAGCGCACTTTCTTCGAGTTCAGCTTCGTTGACGAGTTTTTGAAACTCCTCGTCTTCTTCTAGACTATCGATGCCTTCAATAAAAACAGTACGCTCTTCTGGCATATTATCTACCAACTTTCGACGGCTCTGGGGGAGTTCTACTTTCTCCAGGCATTAAAGGTCTGAGTTTAACAGCTGCTTCTAACGCGTCAACGTTAGTTCCGTCTGGCAGCATAGAACGATCCAGCGGAGTATCGTTGTCGCCGTCTATTGTAGACGCTGCACTTTGTGATGATAATGGAGATTGTGTTTTTGATTGCGTTGCTTTCTGCGCACGCGGCGATATAATTGCACGCGCCTTAACTTTAGACTTTCCACGGTGCGGCCAGACAAAGTATCTGCTACCAGGCTTTTCTACGTCGTCTGGCTCTTTTTTACCTTTACCAGTTTTTTTAGTTACTTCGCACGGCTGCGGTACTAAAAGAAGCCCCTCTTCTTCTAGCCGTTCTCGGAGCATGTTTTCGATATCTTCTTGTGACCACTTTACTACTATGTCTAGTTCCATAACCTAAAACTCCTTTCGTGAACTTGTACCACGAAATGTCATATTTTCATAGGGCGTGTTATAACTCGAGCCGTGCGTGACTTATGAATACAACCCTTTTCGAATGGTTTAATAGCTTCGACGATACACTTAAGCCCGTGCTTACATAGAATGCAATTTATAGTGTCAGATAGCGTATTAGCTATATCTTGTTTCTGAGATAAAGCTTCGGCGACATAATGCAAGACACTTCCCCTACATGATAATCGGTATACTGTCACGGCATTGTTTTGTCCAATACGATAATTACGATCCATTGATTGTAAATACGCACCCAGGTCATACGCCAGGTCAAAATAAATCATATACGTAGCTGCTGTTAGTGTGAGAGCAACACCTGTCGATATTTGCGCTAACCACACCTTAGTTTCTTTATCGTTTTGGAACTGCTCAGAAAACTTAGGACCCTTAGTGCTATTAGAACCATCAACGCGAATATATTTAACGTCTTTCTCTTTCAGCAACTCTTCTATAATCCGCAATTCTTCTTTGAAGTACGCCCAGATAATAACTTTGTTACGTTCTTCTGCGAGTATTCCTTCCAGTAAGTCATCCAGTGCTTCTAGTTTAGGATTAGTTTTTAAGCGCTTAATTTTTCTCTCATATGGTTCTGGGTATTTTACGCAACGCGAAGTAAACGGTTTAATCATATCATTAACGCAATTTTTTAAATGCTTACACCCAGTACAAACTTCCGGAGGTGGTATTATAAAAAAACCCGATAAGACCTGCAATAACTTTTGTATCATTACGCCGGCATTAGCCGACTCTACTAATTCACCGCTATCAAGCTCGGCGACTGAACTAACAACTAGGTCGTTATAAAGTTTTTTCTGTTCTCCTTTAATTTCAAAAGGCACATCAATTATTTGTCTTTCTGGGAGGTCTAGGCATTCTTCTTTTTTACGGCGTATAGCAATACGCTGAACTTTTTCATTTAAAAGGTCTAAGTTCTTAAATCCAACAATAAGTTTACGGGATTTTTTTGTACTAGGATCGGCAGGATTATAAAACTCACGCGAGTTAGTTATTGTATACCTTTTTCTAAATGACCAAAAATCAGTTGCAGGTATATGCTTTCCTAAGAAAGCTAACTGACCATACAAGTGTAACGGGTTACCAAGTGACGGAGTTCCGCTTAAGAGTACGCGTCGGTAAGCACGGCTAGCTAGTGCGACCGCACACTTCGTCCGACCACTTTTGTATCCACGTAAGTAATGTGATTCATCCGCAACAATCATACCGTACGGAAAATGCTCCATTAGATTATTAAATTCTCGCTTGGCTGTATCGTAAGTTGTTACAACTATGTCCGCGTCACCTACTTCGGTATCTAAAAGCTGTGCGCGTTTCTTTGGTGTGCCAACAAATGGCACTAACTTTAATTCTCCCGGCAGCGTATGCGTTTTAACTTCTTGTTCCCAAGCGTAAACACCGACCAAAGGACTAAGAACTAATGTCTGAATTTTTTCGTGCCGAATGACGTCTATAACCGCTTTAGTTTTTCCAAGCCCCATATCGTAAAAAACTCCGCAGCGGTACATAGCTAACATAAAACGCACGGCCTCTTCTTGGTGCTGGTAAGGTTGTGTTGTAAAAGAAAAGTCGTCTCGCAGGGGGATATCAAAAGTTTCGAGTCGCTTACCAGTATCTACTGAAGAGTTTATTTGTGCTTGAGCCTTGCTATTAAACTGGATGTTTGGTACTACAATCTCTAAATCACGTACAACATCTTCGGTGTACGGATAGTACGCGGGGAAAAGCCATATCCCTTTTTCGGCGATGAATACCGCGCCAAGGACACGTTTGAGAAATTTTCCTAATGAAGGAAGCGCAAATGCCGGAGTACCCCTCCAATGGGTAAACCCACATACTACTGCTTCCGTTGAAGTTTCAGCCATGGTACCCTCACTTTTACGCGGTAAAAGGCCTGAACGCAAGACTTTTTTCTTGCATGAACTAGCCCAACACCCTATTATTTCACAGACTCTTACGGGAGAAACGGATGCCATTACCATTTAGTTCTGATATAGGCTATGAAAACAGGGGAACTCAACACCCTAATCCTCTATTTGATTACCTAACTACTTTTGTTCCGCGCAAATTAAAAAGTCTTTTCACGTACTGTGACTATTTATACTATAATTCTCCTCAAATATTCGCTGCTTTAAATAAGTTTGCGGTGTACCCAGTCACTGATTTAATTTACGAAACAGACAATCCAAAATTGAAGGCTAAGTATAAAAATTTGTTGGAGCGTACAATAAATTTAAAGACTATCTTAGTAACGACTGGCATTGATAGGCACGTATACGGCAATAGCTTTATTTCAATTTATTTCCCTTTTAAACGTTTCCTGGAGTGCCCGGAATGTCATAATAGGCGCAACATTAGACACGTAGCTTATAAATTTAAAATGAAGGGTAAGACGCACGGATTTTATTACACCTGTCATGAATGCAGAAAAAGCGTAAAAGGAAAAGTGGTCGACGAAAAGCTCCGGTTCCCGAAAGGCATAAATATTATAAGATGGGACCCTAAACATATAGAAATTGATGGAAATGCCATAACGGGTGAGTGTGAATATTACTACGAAATTCCTGGATATCTAAAAGAGCGCATCCGAGCTGGCGATAAACATCTACTAGCAACTACGCCGTTAGCATTCATTGATTGTGTTGCACAAAAGAAGTTATTCAAATTTGCTAAGGGAAAAATCTACCACATGAAAGCAGACGCTCCGGCTGGGATAGATAATCGCTGGGGATTCCCGCCGCTAACGTCTACACTTAAACACTTTTTTTACGCAGCAGTTCTACGAAAAGCTAACGAGGCTATTGCCTTAGAGCATATTGTTCCGTTCCGCGTAATGCACCCACAACAGTCAACCGCGAGTTCTGACCCGACAGTTACAATTTCGCTGTCTAACTGGTTGAACGAAACCAAGATGAACCTCCAGGCGTGGCGTAAAGACCCGCTGCACCTGATGTTCTCTCCCGTTCCTATTGGCGTTACTAATGTTGGTGGTCAGGGAAGAGCTTTGATGGTCACTGGTGAAATTGTTGAAGCAGAAAATTCTATAATAGCGGCCATGGGAATACCTCGTGAATTCTTATACGGTGGTTTATCCGCAACTGGTTCAGGCGTAACACTAAGAATGCTTGAAAATCAATTACTTAGCTATACCACGCAACTCCTAGACGCAGGTCAGTGGATTACTGACCAATGCGCGGAATTTTTAGGGTGGAAAAAAATAAGCATTGATTTGGAGCCTTTTAAGCTAGTTGATGACGTCCAACAAAAAGCTGCTATTCTGCAGGCTCATCAATTATCTGGCGGTACGTTAATTTCTAATACAACAATGGGTAGCATGTTTGGAATTGACGTAGACAAAGAACGGGGAACACGTGAACAAGAAGCAATAGCAGAATCTCGTAGCCAATACGAGACACAACAAAAGTTAGAAGAGCAACAGAGCACTATGGCTGATAGAGCTCGCGCTTCTTCGCAGAGTGAACAACCGCAGAGTTACGACCAACAAGAAGTTATTGCCCAGGCAGACCAAATCGTTCAGCAGCTTGCAACGATGGATGACGGGATGCGTAAGAGTTACTTGCATTCCTTACAAGTTGAAGATATGGTTATGTACGCCGTAGTTATTCAGCGTTGGGAAGAGTTTCAAACACAGAACAACGCAATAGCGCGAGACCAAATGCAGCAACAGCAGCAGGGAGGGGCAGTATGACCGGCGATGAATTTACACCTGCAGAATTACCTGAATTAGGTGGTCAATTAGCTGGTGGCGGATTTGAGAAAGATTTCGCTGATCTTATGAAAAGTTCTAGTTATTCTCAGCCAACTAGAGACGTTCCGCCACTACATCCGGGCACAGTTACTATCTCCGAAGAAGAAGCGCGCGAGTCTACTGGCGCAAAGCATGACCGAAACTTGTTTCCTAATACTAAGGCAAAAAAACTACGTTGCCAGGTTGGGCTGTTTGACCTCGGTGACAAGATTGAACGCGAAGAATACCAAACTATAATTAATAACTGCTTACAAAAAGGGTGGCTTCTTGCCCGCGACGAATGGCAACGCACGCCCGAAGGCGGAGCTTTTGCTGCTGTGAAAGTTTTAATACCCGAAACACGACGCAGTAAGAATAAAAATAAAGATAAAGACAAAGATGACTAACGCAAAGATTACAGCTCCAGCGTTTTTCTCTAGACTAGGAGAAAAACTTATTAAGACGTCTAGTATAACTGAAAGTATTGCGCGTTTCGCAGTTAAACATCCAAACTGGGAAAGTACTCTAGAAGAAGTACTACAAAAAGCAAAATCTAAGGCTAAGAAAACTATTATAGAAGAAGTGCTTTCTAAAAAAGAGGAAGAGCCTCTTGAGGTGCCGGCAGCACCCCAAGAAGTTCTTCCAGCTATTCCAGTTACTCCTGATATCCCTGCTTAATCGCTGTTTGGCCCGTCATCAGGCCAAGGCATTCTTTCGATTTTTAATTGTCTCTGTTCTAGTGCCGTCATGTCGTTTTCCTTTCTAATCTAAGTTTGGTGTACGAATTTCTTATACTTTTCCGTACGCTCGTTTCGTGAACGCCTTTTCTGCCGGCGTTCTTCTGATTCTGCTCGTCGAAATAGCTTGTCGATACGGTCGGCTTCTACTTCTAGCGCGCTTGCCTTTTGTATAATACTCTCGGCTGTCGCGCGCAGCATTGCTACTCCTCTCCGCAACTGCTTTTGTTGGGTATCCGCGATATGCCGCGTACGCTCACTCTGTGTTGCGATGGTTACTTCGTCTGGATTGAAGATATGTAGGTCATCGTTTTTATCTACACATCTAACTTGTAAGTCCGGACATTTGAAGTCCAAACATCTTTTGAAGCGTATCCACTGGTTACCTTTTAGTATCCAGATTGGGCCAACCCCTTTGTACCGCAACACCAGGTTAGCTCGCTGCTCGAGTTTTTCCGGAGACAGACGCCACCCATACGCACTTTGGTGCTGTGCCATGGTTTGCTCGAGGCGCCTCTTCTTGTGGTCGGCTGCCATCTCTTCTAGAGTTTTACCCATTTCCTCCTCAACACGATGCGCCGACCCATAGACAGTTGGGACATTTTTCCTATCGAATCTAATTTTTTGTCCCAAAATATACTCACCTGATTGCATGATTCCCTCCTTGTTAAGATTAATTAATTGACCGTAAATTACTTTTCGACTACCCTCTTATACCAGAATTGACCTATTATTTCGGACATGGGAAAAATGAAACCAGAACCTATCTTTGTGGAGCCGGGAATAAAGCGTGAGCAGATACGCGATAAAGCTATACGTAGTATACAAGAATCCTTTCCACTAGAAGGGAAAACGTTCTCCGTAGACGTTGAAGATGTAAAAGTTCATCCAATTCAAGTATCTCCGGACGATCACAAGAAAGCTCTCATGTCTGCGCGGACGTTATCTGAGCCTATCCGGGGAACGTTAGTTCTACGTAATGCCCAGGGTAAAGTTATCGAACGCGCACCAAAATTTAATCTACTGCAGCTCCCGTACCTTACTGACCACAACACATTTGTAGTTGGCGGCAATTCGTATAACGTCAGTAATCAATTACGCATGAAGCCGGGAGTCTATACTAGAAAACGTAGAAACGCCGAACTTGAGTCATTCTTTAATTTAGCTAAAGGTGACAATTTTCATATGAGTATGGACCCAGAATCTGGTCAGTTTAATATTAAATACGGGACTTCTAAAGTACCGCTCTATTCTGTTTTAAGTAAGTTAGGAATTTCTGACGCGCAAATCTCTAAGGCCTGGAATCCAAAGTTAATGGAATCCAATAAAGCAGCGTTCTCTAAAAATAATGATAAAAGCATGAATAAACTCTACGAAAAAATGATACGGCCTGCGTATCGCAAAGACGGAGAGGACAAACTCCAAGCAATTAAAAGAACTTACGGAGATACTCGGTTAGACCCACTCGTAACACAGCGAACTTTGGGGAAAAAGTTTAGTAGTGTCACACCCGAAGCACTTCTTAGTGCATCAGGTAAATTACTGCGTGCTTATAATCAGGAAGCTGACTTCGACGAACGCGACAACATAGCTTTCAAGCAACTTAAGTCTGTCGACGATTTTATTGGAGAACGCATAAAACTAGAGGCTCGTGGTTTACGCAATAAAGTGTTATCACGACTCGAACGTGGACAAAAGCGTGGTAGCCTAGAAGCCATAACGACATCACCGTTTACTAAATCGGTGCGCTCGTTTTTGTCTAATTCTGTCTTATCTTCTAATCCCACACAGATTAACCCTATGGAAATTTTAGACCAGGCTACTCGCGTTACGTCGCTAGGAGAAGGTGGCATTGGTGATGCGCGTGCAATTCCGATCGAAGCCCAGCGTCTCCATTCTTCACATACCGGAGTCATTGACCCCATTAGAACTCCCGAATCTGGACGCGCTGGAATTGATTTACGCACGGCACTATTTACTGGTCGCGACGATAGCGGTAATATCTACACAGTTCTACGTGATGCTAAAACAGATAAACACAGGTATGTGCCTATAGAAGAAATGGTTGATAGTGTTGTTGCTTTTCCCAAGCAAAAGATGTCCGGTAACGTAGACGTTATATCCGGAGAGCAGATTAGATCAATGCCGGCGTCTAAAGTCAATTATGTCTTCCCTAGTATGCATGCTCTATATAGCCCAGCAGGAAATCTAATACCGTTCCATGATAGTATCGACGGTAATCGACAAACAATGGCATCTAAAATGATGACGCAGTCTTTGCCGCTTATTAGTAGTGAACCGCCTTTAATACAAGTTGAAGGATACAAGTGGACTGGAAGGCGCGGGTCAATGGAAAGTAACTTCGGGCGCCTTATGGTGCCGCGTTCTCCTATCGATGGTATTGTTACGAGTATCAAAGATGGCAATATATACATCCAACCTAAAAAAGGTAAGACCGCCGCTGAAGCAACTAAGACACCATTTTATAGTAATTTTCCTCTAGCCTCAAAAACATATTTAAGTCATGATTTAAAGATAAAACCAGGGGACGAAGTCAAGAAGGGTCAGGTCTTAGCTGATTCACCGTTCGTTAAAGATGGCCAATTGTCACTAGGTACTAATTTAACAACAGCATATGTCCCGGTTAGAGGAATGAACAGCAATGACGCAATTATTGTATCAGAAACTGCCGCGAAGAAACTAACGTCCCAACATATGTTTATGCCAGGAGAAGACCTCGACGCGGACATGACAGCTAACCGAACTAAGCATAAGTCGTATTTTGGAAATAAGTACTCTAAAGACATGTACGACAAATTAGATTCTGACGGTATTATTAAGCCAGGGATGAAAGTTGGCAAAGGAGATTTATTAATAGCTTCTATCCAAAAATCTAAACTATCTCCCGAAGCTCAAATGTTAGGGAAGCTGCATAAGAGTTTAGTAAAGCCTTACCGCGACTCGGGATTAACTTGGGACCGTGAACACGAAGGTACAGTAGTAGACGTTGCTAAGACTGGCCGTAAAATTCGCATGACCGTCAAAGTCAACGAGCCTTTGAACGTAGGCGACAAGATATGCTTCACGGAAGACACTGAAGTTCTTACAAAAGATGGCTGGAAGCCTATCGCAGATATCAATATGAACGATGTCTGCTACACGTTAAATGACCAGGGGATTATTGAACTGCATGAGCCTTCTGAGACGCATTACTATCCGACAGCAGGCAGATTGTACGAAATGCGTGCACAGCAGGTTGAACAGCGCGTCACGGAGAATCACAAGCTATATGTACAGCTTCGTGGAAGGGATTATTTCGAGCTCTTGCCGGCGCGTGAAGTAATCGGAAAACGTTGCCGCCATAAAAAAGACGGCATCTGGGAAGCGGGCACCCCCGAATTCTTTGAACTTCCTCCGGTAGAAAGCATGTCTTCTGGGAAAGGCTGTAAGACGGCAGAAAAGGCCGCCACACGTTTTAGTAATATCCCAATGAGAGCTTGGCTCCGTTTTCTAGGAGCATACCTTGCGAATGGGTCGGCTACTGTTATCACGCGCAAAGACCGTAATAACGCGAAAGAATACCGCGCAGCTTTGCACTCCACCCGGGATAATCCACACAGTGTTTCCGGTGACCAGCACAATTGGCTTAGAGGCATTCTGGGTGAATGCGGTATTCCACACGTTGACCGCGCTGATAGACTCATAATAAATTCTAAACAATTAGTTATGTATCTTCTCCAGTTCGGGCATGCCTTCGATAAGCATGTGCCCCCACAAGTTTTTTCGTGGGGAAAGAACGCCGCTGAGTGCATTCTAGAAGGGTTGATTGGCTGTGACGGCCACAAGACGCAGTCCGGGAGTATTGGGTATACTACCATCTCACCACAGTTAGCTGACGATGTACAACGCCTAGCACTCCACGCTGGTTGGGCTGCTAATATCATTCCTAAACAGCCGTCTAACGAACGTTGGCGTTCAGCATATTCTGTGCGGATTATCCGTTCCAAATGCCGGCCTCAGATGAATCATGGGCATACACACACGCAAAGCGCCCAATCAGAAGAAATGGTAGTATCCGATGAACCTGTTTACGGCGTTACCGTCCCCAATGGCGTACTGTACGTCCGTGTCAATGGAAAGCCTGTTTGGTCAGGAAACTCCAGTCGCTATGGCGACAAGGGAATTGTCTCGGCTATTATCCCAGATGAACAAATGATACAGGACGAAAGTGGCAGCCCTATAGACGTAGCAATATCGTCGTCTAGTGTTATATCCCGTATTAATCCTGCTCAAGTTCTCGAGACAGCTTTAGCAAAAGTTGCCAAGAAAACAGGTAAGCCCATAGCCATCGAAAACTTCGCTGACCGGGACAACGTAAAGTGGGTAAAAAGTGAGCTCAAAAAACACGGACTGAAGGATACAGAAACTATTACCGACCCCACAACTGGTAAAAAAATTAAGAATGTTTTGGTTGGACCGAAGTATACAATGAAACTTTTCAAATCAACGGATACTAATTATAGCGCAAGAGGAATTGAAAGTTATGACGCCAACCAACAACCGTCATCCGGTGGTTCGCAAGGTGCAAAAGGAATCGGACGACTTGTTTTTAATGCTTTGCTTGCTCACGATGCTAGAAACATACTACAAGAATCGGCCGTCCTTAAAAGCCAAAAAAACGACGAGTGGTGGAGAGCTTACCAACTTGGTCTCCCACTCCCGGCGCTTAAAACAACCTTCGCTTACGACAAATTCGGTGCCATGCTCGCAGGCGCAGGTATTAAAATGGACAAAGACAAGGATACAATCTCTCTTGGTCCACTAACAGATTCTGACGTGATTAAAATGTCTGCTGGAAAAATAGACAACTCTCTTTTCGTCCGCGCTAAAGACTTGCGGCCGGAACGCGGAGGGCTATTCGACCCGGTTTCTACAGGTGGAACTACTGGAAAAAAATGGAGCCATTTTAACCTAGGGGAGCCAGTAGTCAATCCTATTTTTGAGCGTCCGGTCAAAACGCTGCTGGGAGTCACCGGCGGGGATTTTGATAAAATGGTACGCGAAGAGGGCGGTAAAGGCATTAAACAGCGCCTCTCTGCGATAGACTTACCGAAAAGAGAACGTGAAATAAAAAATAGGCTAAGTAAAATTAGCGGTACCCCGCGTGACAATGCTATAAAAGAATTGAAGTATATCAGAACATTACGCCGGAATGACATACGTCCCGAAGAAGCTTACATAACGTCTAAAGTTCCAGTAATTCCCCCGATGTTTAGACCAATAATTCCAGGGAGGCGCGGAGACCTGCAAGTTAGCGACGCTAATTATTTATATCGAGATGCTATGTTAGCTAACGATTTACTTAGTAAAACCAAGGGACTACCCGGCAGTGTACAACAAGATGCCCGAAAACATTTACACGATGCCGTTGGCGCTTTATATGGCCTCAAAGAGCCTGTTAGTCCGCAGCTTAAAGCACGCGGTGTAAAAGGGTTTATTAATAGAATAGCCGGAACTGGCTCAGGACCTAAGCACGGATTTTTACACCAAAAGCTCTTAAAACGTCGACAGGATATTAGTGGTCGCGCTACTTGGTCACCGGACCCAACACTGGGAATGGACGAAGTCGGAATGCCAGAAGATATGGCTTGGGACATGTATAGACCATTCGTAACTAGACAACTTGTGCGCCGCGGATACCGCGCAACTGATGCTGTAAAACAAATGGACGACAGAACGCCGGTCGCTAAAGAACTTTTAACACAAGAATTAAGAAATCGCCCGGCACTGATAAATCGCGCGCCTTCATTATATAGGTACAATGTCCTGGCTGCATACCCTAAAATGGTTCCCGGGAAAACTCTACGCGTACACGAAATGTTGGCGCCGATTCAGTCGGGCGATTTTGACGGGGATGCTGTTCAGATACACCTACCTGTTGGAGACGAGGCAGTCCTCGAAGCGCGACGCATGACGTTGCCTAATATGCTACTTAGTGACAAAGAGAAATTTACTCTCACAAAAGCAGCACCACAGCAAGAAGCTGTAACAGGGATTTACATGGCAACGTCTGCCAAGCCAAAAGGTGCAAAACGTATTTTTAAATCTAAGGCCGAAGCTATGGCCGCTTATAATCGCGGCGATATAACTCTAGAAACTCCGGTGGAGATAAAAAAATGATTAAAACAGCATATCAACTTGGCGTTAAAAAAGCTCTAGAAGACGCTGGCTTTATAAAAGAAAGTAGTACTCCCCGCCAACTAGCACGCCAACTAGCAGCTGCGGGTCTACTGGGTGGGGAATTGGGTGGCATTACAGGCGCAGTATCCCCTAAATTTATGGGGCATGACCCGCTGTACGAAGAGCCTTATAAACGCATTGCTAAAGGTGGTGGTCTCGGAGCACTCTACGGAGCAGCTGCGGGTGTCGGTGCCGGCGCAGCTGGGCTAGGGACTTTTGCGCTTCTTAAGAAATTAAAAGTAATATAACTAATGAACAGGAAAATAAAATGATAAAAAAAGCTTACGAATTAGGAGTCAGGGCCGCGTTGGAAGATGCTGGGCTAGTGAAACAAGCCGAGCTGACTCCTCATGAAAAAGCTAACCGGCTCCCACTAGAGCTACTTGGTGGGACCGGTGGAACATTAATTGGCGGGGTCGGCGGTAGTATGCTAGGTGGACTCGGAGGTTTAGGTCTAGCTAAAGCACTAGACTTAGATGAGAGAATGTCAACAGGGATAGGTGGAATACTGGGAGGACTTACTGGAGCTGGCCTGGGTGGCTACGGCGGATATCGATCAGGAAAAAACCTCGCGAATGAGGCTGTACGGCGTTCAATGGTAGGTGACGTTTTCCATGCTGCTGGATATGGCCCTGGAATGTATGATTCTACTGGTACAAAGGCACAAGAGGTTAGAAGGTATCTAATAGACCAAGGTATACTATCTGGATAAAAAAGTAATATAACTAATGAACAGGAGAATAAAATGTTAAAAAAAGCTTACGAATTAGGAGTCAGGGCCGCGTTGGAAGATGCTGGGCTGACTAAAGAAGCGGGCACGGGTGACTTTACACGCGCGCTCTTACTTCCTTGGACAGCGAGTAAAGAGAAAGCGGACAGAGAGCAGAAGGCACTCGCTGCGTTATTAGGTGCAGGAACCGCGGGCATTGGAACGGGTCTTGCGACTGGCGACGCTGGCTACGGAGCCCTCGCGGCACCTTTAGGTGGCGCAGCCGGTTACGGATTAGCTAGTTTACTGAGTAACCG